TATTGTATTTGCCCCCATAGCCGTAGAAATAACTCCACTTGCTAAAGTTTCATATCCCATAGACGTAGATGCATAACCACTCGCTTCAGTTAATTGTCCCATAGACGTTGAATAATCACCACTTGCAACAGTATCTCTACCCATTGCAGTAGAAGATTCTCCACTCGCAGTATTATCTCTCCCCATCGCGGTAGAAACTGAACCAACTGATTCAGTACTAAATCCCATAGCGACAGAATAATCACCCGTAGCAGTATTGGTAGGACTTTCAGTTCCTGTAGGGGTTGTAGCGTTAGGAGCAAAAACACCATTTAATCCTGCATCTCCTGTGTCTCCTTTGTCTCCTTTATCTCCTTTGTCTCCTTGAGGTCCTCTTAACGGTCCTGCAAATATTGTTACTATCTCTTGATTATCTATTACTGTTACTTCTGCCATTGTTTGTTATTTTGTATTAAATATGCGTTTTATATAATCCTTAGTAGTGTTTTAACACTAGCCATTTGTTACGTCTTGTATTACTTTAAATGTTCCTCCTACGTATGTCTTAATGTCTCCGTTAGTAAATGTAGTCTCAACGTCATAGTAGTAATTACCTACTTCAAAGTCAACAGGAGTAAACTTGTCTATTTCAAACTTTCCATTAACAGCGTCAGTCATAGTTATTCCTGAAGTAGTATATATGCTCTTTACTACGTGACCTTTCTTGCTACTGTTTCTAAACTGAACCTTTACAGTAACACCTGTTAAATCCATAGGATTACCAACGTTATCGTTATATTCAAACTCAACGCTTTCAAACGTATCGTTTTTTATTCTATCATTTAGCCTTTTTACTACCATTTTCTATATTTTTTTTAATTTCAATATCTAAATTGCTTATAAAGGAATCTAGTTTATCTTTATATTCTGTTTTTAACTTGTACTTATTTATATCTTCCAATCCCATCTTGTTAAAGTTATCCTAAATAAAACCCTGCTGTGTTAGCATCCTTGTCAGGACTCATATCTTCTGTAGTATCGTTATACTCAGGAAATAGTGTGCTATTATCACATAAGAAGTTGATAAGTCTGTTTGTGTAAAAAACAGCCTTATCGTTAGCTCTATTAGCTAATCCTGCAATCTCTTCTCTGTCAAGTACAGAAGCATTCTCTGCTGAGTGCTTAAATAAGCCTTTATTAGAGAGTGTATAACTCGCAAAGGGTATATACTCAGCTTGAGTGTACCAAGCCAACATAGGCTTTATAAAGTCGTCTAATAGACCTTTATAATCAGAGTTAGCTGCATCAACTATAGTTCCATTAGAAACCAATAACATTAGCTTTCTGTAAAGCTCAGTACCTAAATAGTTTTGTACGTGCATATCTTGTGCAGTCTCTATGAACTGTAACATAGAATCAGGGTCTACATTACCTGATATAATAGACTTCTTTTTTACGTATGTATCTGAAACGAATAAAGCCTTTGCCATTATTTATTATTTTTTATGTTAAATATATCTTTTATCTTGCTTAGGATAGTAGCCTTATCTTCTTCTTGTGTGAATATAGCTTCTATCTCTTCATCTGTTATTTGTTGAGATGATAATTTCTCACCTGTTTCAATCTCTCTAGTAGACTTGTTATGTACATTGTCTAATTCACTAAATTCGATTGGTTGTAGTGTTCTAAAGTATAAGCTTAAGTAAATCTTGTTTACAGCTAATATCTTATTTAAAGCATCTATGATGTTTTGTTGGAATGGTCTAATAACGATGTTATCCATTAAATTAGAAGCAACTTTAAGTTCTTCTGCGTTATTACCAAATCCTGTGTTATCTTTAATACCTAATAATATTGGGGATACAATACCGTGACCTAACATTATCTTCTCTCTACTTTCTTCTGATAAGAATTGATATTGAGCGTGTGCATCAGGTAAATGCACAGGGTCGATATTAGCAGCAGTATCTTTGTCTTCGTTAAAGCTTAATATGAACTTTCCGCTGTTCGAACTCCCTCCGAATTTAGATGCTATCTTGCTTTCTATCTGTCCTTGTACTTCTTGAGAAGGAACTCCATTATTAAAATTAATCAATAAACTAGGCTGCAAACCATTTTCTATATTCGATAAGTGGTAGTTAGATACCTCTTCTTCTAATTGACTATATTGTAAAGACGACTGATAATCACAAGGAGAGTAGTAGTAGAATGAACTTGTGTAAGTTCTTACTACAAATACCTCTGTAGTATCACCTTTGGCTCCGTTACCAAATGTAGGTATTCTTCTAGGCTTATCAGAAGTCTTTTTATTCTTCCAATCAGGGTGATAATAGTATGCTTTTATAACTCCTGAAGTAGTTTTCTCTGCTCTAAGAGTTTCCATAGGATGATGCTTAATAGCAACTACCTTAGTTCTGTTTTTGTTGTATAATACCTTAAAACAACCTTGACCTAATAGTTTTCTATCTCCAACTACTTTTCTAAGCTCCCCTTCATCTATAAGCTTCTTCATTTCGATATAAGAATCTCTATTGATGTTTCTATCAACAGCATCTAATCCTCTACCGTAAATCATATCACTAATACCATTAATACAACGTGCATTAGTAGGAGACCCTAAGAATCTATCTACTAAGTCGTTGAAATAATCATTGTTAGTTCCATACTCAACATAATCTTTACCTGAGTATTCTTTTACCGCAGGTCTTTCATAACTAGCTAAGCTAACTATCTTTAAATTACTTTTTTCTTTACTCATATATTTTAATTTCATCAGAGTCAGTAGATACGTCTATAGTGAACTCTCCTTTGTTAATACTGTACTCTTCGTTATTAGAACCTGTCACAAAGGCTTTATCCTTAAAGATAACCTTTTTGTTAGGTTCAGCAGAAGGTGTTGTTAAATGGCACCATTCTTGCGTATTAGAATCAAATTCGTAATTAGAAGAAGACTGTGATACCTCCATAAAGTAATACGCCCCTTCTATTAAAGAAGTAAACTCTAAGTCAATAGAAATACCTTTACCTGTATCTTCGTGTGAAGATGCTGTAACAGTCTCTGTAGTCTTAGTTCCATCTCTAGTTATCTTAACCTCAACATCTAAAAAAGGGTTGTAGTTTCTAGGTATAATTACTATATTATTAGTAGCTATGTCTTTATCTAATAGTTTCATACTATAATATAAAAAAAGTCTATTTTTGTTTTTATTGTATAAAAAAAGGCTACCGTTAAGTAGCCTTTTCTGCAATAGTATTTAGTAATTATTAAGTACCTTCTACAACAGTTCCACCTGCATCAACAAGGCTAGAGTCTAAGAAATTAGCAGGAGCTTTCTCCATACCTGTTAAGGTAAGAGTATAACCTGACATATCACCCATAGCAGTACCTGTAACAATAGTACCACCTGTAACTTCCATTCCGTTGATTAAACCTGCAACGAAGAAATTATCGTTTTGGTCTTCAATCACAACGTGAGGATGTCCGAAGGCAATTAATTTGATTTCTTTGTGGTCTTCTTTCGTAAGTTTTGGAAGAGATACCTCCAATACTTGCTCAAAAGCAACCGTTCCATTCTCAGCAGAAGCTTGTACGTTCTGTGTTAAAGAAGAAGAAAAGTGTACGTCATATTTGTAAGCAGAAACAGCTGTTCCTAAGGTGTCGATAACGTCACTGTCAGTCGCATTGTAAACGATACCATCTACGTCACCATAGTTAATGAAGTATATATTCTTAATCCCTCCAACAGAACCTTTACAAGGCTTCAATCTTCCTAGAGATAAATTTTCGCAAGACATATTTTTATATTTTTAAGTTAATTAATTAGGTTAAGTAATTGGGGAGCGTGAACTCCCCATTACATTATTTTGCTATTAAGCGTACCAAACGATTTCAGAACCGATAGCGTAGTTTACAGCAGCAGTATATCGCATAACGAAACGTACGTTTTGTGAACCATCTAAGTCAGCCATATCTAAAACTTTAATCTCGTTTTGGTCATTCATAAGACCTGTACCGAAATGTAAGTTAGAAGATTGAGCAGCAACCATATTTCCTGCAGGTAATCCGTTAGCCATAAAGATAGATACTCCTTCGAACTGTAGGCTACCAAATCCTTGATTAGCTCCTTGATTCAAGTAACCATCTCCACCACCTTGAAGTGCTAAAGAAGAAACGTAAGCTCTTAAAATGTCAGAAGAAACGTATAATTTTAAATCTTCTTTTCCGTAAACTGTTTGAGGAATAGCGTTAACTACTTTTCTCATTTCAGTCTGAATAGTTGTTGCGTCAACAGCAGCACCTGCTACGTCAATTACAGCAGCGTCAGCAGCGAATAAAGCTAAGAAACCGTCGTACTCACCTTCGTTACCGTCAGCACCTTGCCATAAGATTGTCTCGTTAGCAGTAGCAACCTCAGCAACAGTTTTACCGATGATGTACTCAGCTAAAGAAGGAGGTAAGCTATCGTGTGCAGATAATCCCATAGAGATTGCATCCCAATCAGAACGGAAGTCTTGCTTACAAAGAGTAAAGTTTACTTGAAATTCTTTTGGCTCAAGTGTGTTTTCAGTGATGTCAAGAGTTGCAGTTGGAGTAAAGTCACAAGTACCATCTTTGATAAGGTCACTCATTTCTACTCTCTTCAATACTTGTTTGAATTTGATGTTTGGTTTTACAGTTAAACCACCATTTCTAATAGTAGTTGGTTGTAATAACGCAGCAGAGATAAAAGGCATAGCTTTTTCTCCTGCGTATGTAGTTGTAATGTTTGTTGTTGTAGCCATTTTTTGCTATTTTTTATTTATTAAAAAGTGTTTTGAAGACATAGTCTTCGGTTGTTAAATTTCTGTTTTGTGCGTATAAGTAACTAGGAGCTTTTTCAGTTACTGCGTCAGGAGTATGAATTAAGTCATCAACTACCTCTTCCGATTTAGTTTCGATAACTTCTTCTTTTACTTCTTCTACAATCTCTTCAGCAACTTCTTCTTTTACTTCTACTTCTTCTTTTACTTCTTCCTCTCTTACCACTTCTGATAATTCAGCAGGTACTTCTTGAGGAGTCGAAGGTGAAATGCTTTCCAATACTTTGGTGTACATTTCTTTTATTTCAGCTATCGCAGAATCAAACTCTACTTTTGAAACAGCTACAGGTACGTCAACAGGAGCAGTCGAAGGAGCTTCTTCTTTTACAGCTTCCTTTGTCTCTACCTCTTTTGTTTCCTCTTCAGCTAAAACAACTTCTTCCTTTACTTCAATATTCTCAACCTCTTCATTGTTTCCTAACGCTTTGTTAGAAAGCTCAACGATAGCTTTGAATAATTCTTTAGGGTTCTTCATAGTTCTAAAATTAATTAATAATTATACAGTAATATAAGAAAGTAGTATAAGTGTTTTATTTTCAGTCCCAAAGACCTGCTCTATCACTACTTTCATTTCTTTCAGAAGATTGGTTATCTACGTTAGACTCCGTCCCTCCTGTTAAAGAGCCTAAGCCCTGACTCCAATAGTCAGGGGCTTGGCACTTGTTCTTATTACACTTTGTCATTGTGTAAGTATTTTTACACTTGCAATATTCAGCTCTCATTACGACAAGTCTCTAGGTATTTTATCAAAATGACTTAAAAACATTCCGTTTATAAAATCCTTCATTAGCTGTGTAACCAATGGATTTGATATTAAGTTAAACTCAAACCAAGCTAGAGATGATTGCCCTCTACTTATCCTGTGTGACGTATTAGCTAATTCATTGAATAAAGCGTTTCCGTCAGATACGCTCAGAGAAGATTGAGACTGCGAAAACGCAGTTGCTACCTCCTCACAAAACTTTATCTCTTCTCTTCTAAACTTACTTCCGTTAGACCCTCCAAAAACTATTGAGTCTAGGTTAGCAGCAAACTCTTCATTAGAAAGTACACACACAACTTCCCCTGTTGGGTCATCGTGTTGGTCTGTCTTTATTAGTGAATACTGCTCTCCGTTTACGTTTGCATTTGCTCTGAACAAGCCTACAGAGTTAGTTTCTGTAGACGTTATGTTCTTTACTATGTACAATCTTTTTGTATGTGTGTGATTCATTTTAAATTTATTTATTATATGTTAACAAAATCTTCATCAGTTCCACCTATAAGGTCTCCTGTTACGTTTCCTTTTATACCGTCAATAGCAGGGTAAGTTCCTAATCCAAATTGAAAGAAGTCATCCACATTGCCATAATAACTCAAAGAGCTAGGAGTAACCCCCATACTAAATTCATTGACTTGAGAACTAGATAACAGCGAGTTATTCCCACTTATTATGAAGGCATTTTCTACAGCTCCATACCAATTAGTCACACTACCCATATATCCTTTACCTAATTTAAGAGTTCCGCTTGGGTCTTGACTAGATACATTAGCATTAATACTAATGTTAGCCCTTCTAACTCCATCTAAATAGTACTGAATATAGCTTCCGTTACAGATAACAACTATTGTACTGTCAGACGTTGGAGCATACCAAGTATTAGCTTGACCTACAGATAATCCATTAGCATAGCAATAGAATCCCCAATTTGAACCACCTCTAACTAAAGTAATTTCATTCTTACCTCTTGAAAATAAAATAGTTTTTTGAGCGTCAGCCTGTCCTGAAACAGATTTAAGAGACATTGAGAACGCCCACTTTTTAGTATAGTCTAGTATATCAGAATCAGCATTATCAAACTCAATATAGTTGTCAGTACCATCTAAGAATACATATCTCCCTGATGCTTGAGAAAAAGGAGTTCCTATGCTACCTGCTGTACCTCTAACTATAACAGAACTCTCTGTACTATCTTCTATAGTTCCGCTTACAACTTGCTTAAGCCCTAACAATGTTGGATAAGGACGTTCTCCACAAGGAATAAAGTCTACCACAGAAGGATAAAAAGACATATTAGATACATTGTTTTGAGAATGATACTCAGATAATTGGTCTTTACCTAAAACAGCACTTGAGCCTTTCATTATCATAATGTTATTAACACCACCTGTCCAATTACTTCCTTGTACTCCTCCTCTACCTACTTCTAAGTCACCAATAGGGTCTTGGTTTGATACATTCGCATTGTAAGAAATATTAGCTCTCATCACTCCATCTAAGTAATATCTTATTTTAGTACCTGTTGATACTAGTAATATTCTAGATGTAGATGTTGGAGCATACCAAGTATTAGCTTGAGCAACAGCAGAGCCATTAGAATAAACATATAGCCCCCAATTAGAACCACCTTTCCTTAAAGTAACTTCATTGTTACCTCTCTTAAATAATGTAATATATGACGAGTCATTAACTGTGTCTACAGAACCTGCTAATTCAATACCTAATCCCCACGACTCAGTATAGTCCATAACCTCCACAGGTACATCTTCAAGATTAACGTAGTCATTAAGACCATCTAAGTCAATATACCTTGTATCTGAATAACTTAATACAAGTTCTTCTTCTTGTGCTATACCCTCTAAAGATGCAACTATTAGTGTATCATACCAATCCGAACCATTATATTCCCATATAGTAGCAGTATCCATTCTTGCAATATACTCAAATCTAAGTGGAGTAGGAAGAGCATTCATACCTTCTTCATCAGCAACAAATCCTCTAAAGAATCTACCTAATTCTACAGCCTCCTTAAAAGACTTCAAAGTAGCTATCTCTGTATCAATCAAATCAAAATCCCTACCTATTTTAAGTACAGAGTTTAATTCTCTTGAATTGTTTATATATCCTAAATTCTGAACGGTAAAGTCATATTCACCTGCTTGAGCATTACTATCTGTGCTTAATGCAGCAAATAAAACTTCCTCACTATTAGCTTGTAATCCATTGGAAAAAGTAACGTCATAAGGCAATTCAACTCTTTTTAAGTCGCTAAATGAAGTTGGTTCTTCTCCAAAATAAACTAAAACAGTTTCACCTGATAAACCGTCAAATGCAGTAGTTAACTCATAATTAACTCTACTTCTGTACCAAGAATAGTCATTACCGTCATTTTGTCTTTTAGTGTATACTGAGAAATGAAACTCTCTCTCATTGTATATCTTTACTACAGCATACATAGATGTAAGGGACTCTAAAGTCATAGAGTCATTTGTGTTTCTATTATAAACGTAGTACCAATTAACTTTCTCTCCTTGATAATCATTGTTGAAGTTCCATCCTGAAAGTCCGTTGGGGTCTAATTTACCTGCCTTATTGTCTGCAAAAATATCAGAATCCCTATTAGACAAAAGTCTTGTAGACACATTGAGTTCTCCTGCTGAAATAATCCACTCATAACCGTTCCAAGTTTCTATCTTTCCTGTCTCATTGTTAAAGACAGATTCTCCTTTCTTTGGAGAAAGACTGTCTCTTTCTTCATTACTAACCACGTCAGCTCTTTCGCTAATACTAGAGCCTTTGATGTTTGTTTGATTTATTACTGACGAAACGTTATTTATAGTTTCGTCGCTTAATCCTGTTGCGCTCCTTGAGGAGGAGTTAGTCCTTTCGTTTATTGGCATAGTTTAGTTGTTATATAAGTTAATTAATTCTTCAATCTTAGCTAAAGTTTCCATATCTTCAGCAGAAAACTCTTCTTTGTCTGTAAAGAAACCCTCTATTGAGAAACCTAAGTAGTTACCTTCTTTTACATTGTTCCAAACCTCATCGTTCTCTACTCTCATAGCTACAGCCCAAGCTCCTACAGGTGCTTTTAAGCCATATAAAGCAGTCTTATCCTTGTCAGTATCTTCTACTATCCAAGACTCTGTTAAATACACTCCATTTACTTCTGTTTCGTGTTCAAGGGTAGTATTGTGTAGTTTAAGCGATTTAAGGTACTTTTCAGACGCTTTACGTACAGTTTCTTCGCTAAAGGTTATATTGTACTCAAAACCTTTATTTCGACGGTAAATGAGCTTATTTGGAACCAAAGCAAGTCCTATTACTAATCTCTTATCCTCATCAATAGTCTTTAGTTCAACTTTGTGCTCATTAAGAGCTACAAAGTTTTCTTCTATTGCAGGATATTCCACAAAGGATATGGCATCTATACCACTATCCTCTGAGTCATCTATAAATAATTCTATTGTTTCTAATTCTTCCATTTTGTATAAATTTATATAATAATATTAAAAATCAAGCATTTTGTTTTATATTCCCGAAGCTTCTATTGCGTTAGCTTCTAAGTTACCTGCTTCTTGTATATCTTCGTACACAACGTATGCTCTGCTAGGTTCATTAACTTGTCCTCCTATAGAGTCTGCTAATTGGTTTGTTTCACTATTACCAACAACGTTAAAGTTAGGCGTAAATGAAGGTGCGTTCCCTGAACCCCCACTTTCGTTAGGAACCTTTGTGTTTATTATTGTCATAACATTGGCTAAACCTGCTGCTATAACTGCTGCACCTGTCGCAAAACCTGCTACACCACCTTGAGCAAAAGCCTTGTTTGCACCCACATAAGTGTCTATTGTAGCAGACGCTATTCCTATTGCTTTCTGAGCTTGAGCATTATCACCTGCTAATTTGCCTACGCTAGTTATAGCTCCGCTTATTGCAGTCAGAGTGGCTAATCTAGCGTCTCTTTCACTTAAATCTAAAGCTATATTTGCTTGAGTGTACTTTGTATTAATAGTATTCTTTTTCATTTGTAAGTCCTCGTAAGCTTCCCCTTCTTTCTTTCTTATATCAATTAGCCTGACTACGTGAGCTAACTCTTGCTCTTCTTTTAAGGCTAAAAGCTCTCTTTCTGCGTCTATTTTTTTAAAGGCTCCAACCGCATTGTCTACAGCCGATTGACCTGTGGCTACATTGTCTGCGTCTGTAGCTTTTACAAGTCTCTCTTGATGCTTTTCTTCAAGTTTAATCTTTTTATCGTTAATCTCTATTATTTGCTGTATTTCTAAAGCTGCTAAGGCTGCTTTGTACTGAATATCTGCATTGGCAAAAGACTTCTCTAGCTCTGCGAATTGAATTAAGTAAGACTCTTCTTGTTTAAATTCTTCTACGGACAATCCTAATCTTTTAGCCTGTCTTTGAGTCCATTGCTCAAACCTAAGATTCTCTTTGTTTTTAAAGTCAGTCCTTTTAGCAGCTAAGTCTAATTTAGCGTACTTATGGTCTATATTTAATAGCTCCATAACGTTTTCCTCACCTAATTTAGCTGTCTTTTTACCTACATTTCTTATGTATTTCTCAAGATTAAGAACACTATCTTTAAATATCTGTTCAGTCTTTTCTGTTGTCTTTTTAGCAGCTTTAACAGGCTTACCTGTAATAGCTTCTAGCTCTTCTTGAAGTTTTTTTATTTTCTTGGTATAACTCTTCCATATTTCAGGCGTGTCAGATTTTACCTTTTGAAGCCTCTGCTCCTCTTTTATTTCTTTTTTGATAACATCAACAGTTCTTTCTGCTGATGAAGAAGCTTCGTTCTTTTTATCGTTATAATCTTGTAAAGCTAATACACTTTTAGTTATTACTTTTTCTAAATCTTCTTCATTCTTAACAAGAGCATTGTTGTATCCTTCTATTTCTATTTTTAGCCCTTTAATAGCTTTAGCGTATCCTTTTGCTGTTGTAGTTGTCTTATCTGTCTGTTCAGAGTAAGCTTTCTGATTTAGCGTTAAAGTTCCTTGAGCGTCGTTTAAATTATCTTTTATACTTATTCTTTCTTTCTCAAGCCTCGACGTCTCCTCGTCCTTTTTCTTGTTAAGAATATCTAAAGCTAATTTTTCCCTAGCCAAACCTATGTATGTTTCTACCCTTTCATTTACACCTTCTTGAGACACATACAAGTCATCTAAAGTCTTGACTAATCCTTCTATATTTACTTTTAAATTAGCATTATCCTCTTCAACTTGCCTAGCTTTCATAGAATAGCCTTCCCAAATAGCAATAACACTCTGTATAGCTATAAGAATACCCAATGGTCCCATCATAGCTGCCCAAAGGTCTCTCATACCTGCTTTAAGACCACCTGCTGCCCTAGTAGTATACACAAGGTTAGACGCTAACTGAGAAAGGTTGTTAGCCATACCCTGAATACCATAGTTACTATCAGATATAGCTCTACCCATCTCCATAACAGAAGCAGAAGCACTACCTGATGCCATTGAAGCCCCTTGCATACCCTTTTTCATAGCCATCATATTGGCATTTGTCTTCTTTAGTTCTGAATTGAACTTATTGAAGTTGGTTGCGTTAACTGTTTTTGTAAAGTTGCCAAATTCTTGTCTTAGCTCTTTTACAGGCACTTGTGTAGCTACTATTTGACCTTTAAGGTCTCTTAGCGTAGCCATACCCGACTCAGCGTCAATACTTATTTTATAAACTTGTTCGTTGTTAGTAGCCATTATCTATTTCTTTTTATATAGTTTTTAATTTCTTTTAGTTTTAAGGGAGCTTCATACTTTCCCTTTGCTATGTCTATGACTTCATCTCCAATGATGAAGTCATCTGCTTTTAGTATATTTAATATCTCTTTTATCATTTTGTTTTTATTTATATTGGTAACGCTCCACCATCTGTTATAGTCCATCCTTTTGACACTAAGCTTATTCTAGCTGCTGTTCCTCTTGCACCGTATTGTGAACTTCCCATACCTAGAGTAACGTTAGTATTACCTGTTGCGTCTAAAGCTACCAACAGATTATCGTAATAAGATGAGTTATAAGTCTTGTTGTCCATAAAATCATCCATATTAGTGACTGAGCTAAAATCCCAACCACTAATGTCTTGATTGAAAGCTTGAGCTCTATCAAACATTCTATACATATTTGTAACGTTACTTGTGTCCCAAGAGCTTATGTCTTGATTAAAGTTATCTGCACCAAGAAACATCTGATACATCTTGGTAACACTACTTACATCCCAAGAACTTATATCTTGGTTGAAAGCATCGTTACTTGCAAACATACCGTGCATATCAGTCACACTACTCACATCCCAAGAACTAATATCTTGGTTAAATGGGGAATAATAAAACATATTACTCATATCAGTTACCTTACTCACATCCCAAGAACTAATATCTTGGTTGAAAGAAGTACACCCCATAAACATCCTTCTCGTAACAGTTACATTACTCACGTCCCAATTACCAATAGGTTGATTAAAAGGAGACCTTCTGTTGGAACTAAGACTCATAGAGAACATACCGCTCATATCAGTCACATTACTCACATCCCAAGAACTTATATCTTGGTTAAAATAATTGTTTTGACTAAACATACTACCCATAGTAGTAACATTACTAACATCCCAACCTCCAATGTTTGAATTAAATTCCGTATAATTAAACATACCAAACGTATCAGTCGCACTACTAACATCCCAAGTGCTTAGGTCTTGGTCAAAAAATTGACAAAGACTGAACATACTTCTGAAATTAGTCACATTGCTCACATCCCAATTTCCAAGTGGTTGATTAAAGTCATAACAAATATAAAACATATAACTCATATCTTTAACGTTACTAGTATTCCACCCGCCTATGGCTTGATTAAAAGACCGATTATCATCAAACATAGATTTCATAGTTACAACATTGCTAACATCCCAATTCTCGATTCCATCTATGTCGTTATTGTTTCTACTTGCAAAACATCTATATAAAGATGCATCTTTTGCGAAAACAGGCGTATTAATTATATCAGAATAATCACCATAAGTATCTTCAAGATTAAGTGTCTTTACCTCTCCTTGTCCCCAAGAGGATATTTTTCGCAATTTATCACCAGTATCAGAGTGGTCTGCAAAGTCTATTATAGATGCGTTTCCTTTAACCTCTATAGTATAAGTACCTGCTGTAGCATATAGGTTAGAAGAATCACTAGCGTTTATTGTTTCAGTACCATCTCCCCAATCAACAACACCGTCATAATTACCCTTCTCATCGTAAGGAAGGAATATTTCGTGGTTATCAGCAAAGGTTGTTACTGTTAAGGTAAGATTTACGTTTCTTTTCTCCTCTTCAGTACCTTCGAACACCTTAGTTTCATCAGTTACTCTCAATAAATTAAGCTTTGTAGAAGCTTTATTTATGTTAATATCCATAGAATCTATGATATAAGATACTCTGTCTATAACAAGAGTATCGTTAAGATTAAGCTTAGAAAATATGATAGGAGGTAGTTTAGCACTTAATTCAAGTCTTTTTGCATAAGCAGAGTATATACCTTCTATATATCTACTGTGAAAGTTCTTAAATATAGAGTGTTCGTTAGTTTCTCTGCTCCATTCGTCAAATTCCTCGTTAAAATGCATTGTATTCTCACTTAAAGCATCTACATTTGAAGGAGAGTTGTAATAGTCGTCCAAAGTCTGAATACCTCCACTTAAATTATCAAATATAATCTCATCTCCATCTAAATCTCTGCTTACTATGTAATGCAAAAGAGGCTTTCCTATAGTTGCTTTAGGCAAGTTATCTCCGCTGTTATCATCAACAAACCAACCCCATTGAACGTTACTAATAGGTTTTCCTGTGGTCAACTTGTTTATTCTCTCAAACATCATCTTTTCAAACTTGTTCTCTACCTTGTAATCACTACCATCAAATAAAAGTGAATTTGTAGAAGTGCTACCTACATCTGTAAAGTTGTTTACGTCAAAGTCCATATTACCGAAGTCATCTCCTGTTATTTCAGCTTGATTTATAGCTAAAAACGTTTTAGGCTCAGAAAAACTATACTCAATAGATTTGTGAGGAGATACTCTTGATACTGTTGTAGATGATATGTCTACATACTCAGTAACATCATATTGAGTTCCACTATCTAAGTAGTCGTCTAAAGACTTTATGTTGATTAAATAAGAATTATCGTCTAATCTTTCCTCAAAAGCAACTAAGTTGTAAGTCTTAAACAAATCTGACAGAAAGTCTATAACTTTCATATCAGGCATAAGTTTCTGAGGGTTTATAACTGTTAGATTAGTGTAAGTCTGCTCTGAAGGGACTGTAGACAGAGCGTAAGAAGCGTCCTCGTAAGAAAATGAAGTCGAAGGAAGACCTCCGTTGTTACTTGTACCTGTCTTTGTTGTTTTTCTTATGTCAAGGACAGGCTTGTAGCTGTTTATAGACGAGTCTGCTGTTATCTCTACTCTTACAGTATACTCTCTTGTAGCGTAGTTTCTAAATGGCAATGACAAGTTGACAGAAATGTCTCCGTCAGATTCGTTGAATGTTTTTGTTACTTTTTTATATACTTGATTAACATTTGAATCTACAGCTTTTATTTCAACGGTAATTTCACCATCACCAACAATATCGCTTTCTAATATGTTTAACGTTATAGAATGACTTTGTTGTTCGTAATCAAAAACGCCATCAAAATAACCTTCTTGAGTTATTTTCCTAAGGTCTCCGTCTCCTGACACATACTCCCAATTATTTCTTTCAGCACCATCTCCGTTATCATTAAGGAACCTAACCAATTCATTTCTCTCTACGTTTCCTGAAGAATCCTCATACCCTATATATCCTTTTTTGTTGTGAAGCCACATATATAAGTCTCTTAGGGTTGAAGCATCTGAAGTTGTGCTTGACAAGAATCCTTGTATAGTGCTTATAGACACAGCTAATCCTGTTACAGATAAAGTGTCTATTTCAGTATCTTCTTCAATACCAAAATCTTGAGAAGCTATATGAACAACGTCTTGGTCAGCAAAAGAAACATATCCTCTTATAGTGTTTGCAGCATCAGCTATTGCTTGTGCTGTTTCGTTAACAGTTCCAATCTCAACCTCTACATTATAATCTTGTCCGTTAATAGAAAGCTTTATTAATCCTGCTGACGTAGGTGCTGAGGTAATTGTTATGCTAGTTAACTGATTACCACCTGAATCCTTTCCAAACAGCCAATCCTTGTTAAATCTAATAGATGGAAACTCAGACTCTATAGCTTCAAATATCTTTTCTATCTTCATAGAAGGCTTTAGGTCTGTGTAATTTATCTTTTCTCCCGTAAGCATCTCTTGAAAGTCAGCGTCATACTCAAACCCTCTAGTGTGTGATATTAAAGGGTACTTAAAGTCTCCATCTGAACTTTTCGTAACAATACTCTCAACAGCACTAGAACCTGCTGCAACACCTTGAGCGATAGTGCTTACAGTAGCAGAAACACCTGTAGAATTTGCATTTATAGTTGTATCTATCTCATTACCTACATTATTAGAGTATATTAGTACATTATTAGCTTGTATTACTGTCGCTGAATGATTAGCAGCATAAAGATTTATCTCTAACGCTATAGCTACAGCTACTTCTTGTGATGTCAAGTGAGCAGATAAAGGTACAGACGTGGTGTCTCCATTGAGAACCACGTCAAAATCACCTGTAATTAGTGAACTTGACGTTATAGATATGTAAGACTGCTCTCTTACACCTGAAGAAAGCTCTACATTAAATCCATCTTCAAAGCCTGTCATTACGTTATCGTGAGTATTAGCGTAAGAAAATAAAGCTAGGTAGTTAAGGTCTTTAAGTTTTGTCTTTCCTAACAAGTCTTTTAATGAAGTTATTTCACCAAAGAACTGAACATTGTAACTTTCAGGTAAATTGTTCTTTAAATTAACACTATTTAACTTTATATATCCCTTCTTAAAGTCTGAACCATTCAACTTTATCAAAGCGTCATACTTTTTTCTAGGGTCAAAGCCTTCTAATATGTTAGGGTTAGCAAACCTCTTAAATATCTTATTGTTCTTCTTAGACGCAGGTAATTTGAATTGGTTAGTATAAGCAGCAAAAACTTTTCCAACGTCCTTAGAGTCCTTTATTTTGTCTTTTATAGTTATATTTACATTAGGGTTAATGTCAGCAGATATCCAATTAGATACGATATCTCCATTTCCGTCTATAATCCCCGTGTCTATGTGTAATTGTGGTTTAGTCATATTATCTTACTGAGTTTATCCAATCGTTAGAAGCTTTGAATTTAAAGCTGTAGTTTATAACTTTGTCGTTTAATCTGTTTTTTACATCTAGGTTCTTGCTCTCTAGGTTAACAGGTATTGTGTATGTGCTTGATTGCTTAGGAACCCATCCAACACCTAGCTTATCTGCATCTACATTAATCCAAACTTGCTCTGACATCATAAGTTCTATAAAAGTGTCATTGTCTTCCTCAGGAACCCATCCTGTGTTCAATTCCATAGCTATCTTACCGTTCTTGTGTAATATTCTTTCTTGGTGTTTAAATTCGTTGTAGCTTCCGTTTTCAAGTATGTTTCTAGTGTATTTACTGTCTTCAGACGATAAAGATACGTTGAATCTACCTGAGAAATGTATCTGTTGTACAGCTCCAAACCTGTTTACAAAGTAACATACAGTAACACCGTGCTTATTACAGTCTTGGTATTCTATGTCTTTTGTAATATCAGGACCGTCAGAAAATTCAAAAACAACTCTGTCAGCGTACTCTCCTTGATAAGATGTATCTACGTATGTAATAACATCTTCTGTGTTGTCAGAGGGAGCGGATACTGATACTGAACGAAAAGTATGATATTGAATTGTTCCATTTACATTTGTTCTTTCTTTAAGTTTGTAACCTGTGAAAGTGTTAGCTAATACAGGTATTCTGTTGTTAGTGTCAGTATATGAGTGTATTTTGTCAGCAGACATTAATACTTTATCAGATATAGAAAAGTTAGCACCATCTGTAAAAGTGCCATATCCATCTAAACCTACCAACTCCTCTGCTGTATGTATAGTTGAGGACCCGTCAGAGTAAACAGAAGTAACTTGATACTCTATGAATACAGATGAACTCTCTTCTTCTATAGAGAAAGCAACCTCTACAAAGTCTCTAGCCAACTCAGCTATATCAATAGAGGCAGTTCCGTTTAAGGCTGTGCTTCTAAGCTTTATAGTAGCGTTGTTAGGTCTATCTGAAGACAAGTCACCTATCCAAACCCTAAGGTCTGTAAGTATGTAGTCTAAGTTAGTATCAGTTTTAGTCACCCAATAAGGTGAGCGTAATAATATTTCGTTTGTTGGTAATGCCATATTTTTATTATTTACCGAATACGCTTGATTCGTCTTTGTTAAATATTATATCTATTTCTTGTTTTACAACTTTGTCAATATCTCTCATAAAATCAGTTTGGTATCTACTACCTTCGCCAATAACAGAAAGTATATTACTCCCTTTGTATCCAAATCTTTTTATAGTTCCCTTTTGGAATATAGCCTTAGCTATAGCAAAAGCACTAGCTCTATAGTTTCTATCTCCTTGAGAACCTGCAACTCTTCTCGTAAACTGAGAACCTCTGCTTCCTACTGACTTTCTCGGCTGAATATTCTTTCTCTTCATCCATAGTATTATATTACCTACGTTTGGGAAAGCCTTGTTAGCTTCTAAACCCTCATCTACTATGTTTAATGAAGCATCGTGGTGTATAACTATAGTTGTTCCTTTTATACTGTATTTAATAGAGTTTAAAGTAACACCTGTAGCATTAGTGTTGTCTATCTTAACTTGAGACTTTAACTTATCTACGGCACGATTACCATACTTGTTTAATATTTCATTTAAAGCTTTCTCCATTAACAAGCACTAACGTTTTTAGGCATTTGTACAGTAATCTCTATTCCCCATCCTGTTAAAGAGTTCTCGAACTTCTCATAAAGTAGCTGAGCAGTAGGTTCTCCAACAAGAACATACTGCTTCTGTGCTAAATATCCTCTACCTCCTCTAAAAGCTTCTACTAAGTTGTTTATAACAGTCGATTGTGTGTTGAGTACGTCTTGCAAATTACTAGCTCCTTCGAATGAGTTGTCATATTCCTTAGGTTCATTAACGATATCTAAAGCCATAACGTTTATCTTTAGCTCTATAATGTTCTCGTCGTAAGTAATATCGCTTATAGCAAAGTGTGATAGGGGAAATATAGTTTGTTTAGACAAGTCTACGCCATCTAACTGTCCAAACACTACTGCATTTGTATTCTCTTCATTATTCTTGAAGTGTCTTTCAACAGCTCCTAATATGTCATATACTTGTGTCATCTCTTAAAACTTTGTTTTATTCTTCTATTTTCTAATTCTATTTTCTTTTTCTCAAACTGAAGCCAAGTTAAGGCTTCGTGTATATTAAGTTTCGTCGCTTCGCTAATTTTGAGAGCATCTCCTCCTGCAATAGCGTATAGTTGTGTATACCATCCGTAGCTTTTTGCAAAGTCTTCTTCTCCTCCTCCGATAGAGAGTCCGTCTTGTCCTGCTGTGCTTTGCTGAAAGAGTTCAGTATATGACTCGACAACTTCATTCCTAAATGATAAAAAAAAACCCTCGCTCCTAAAGCAATATCTAATGGCATATCTTTCATTATCTCAGAGAACCTCTCTGTTCCCTCATACTTAGCTATCCTATAAGCTTCTTTATCCTTGAAGCTTTTATGTACAGGTCTGTATAATACAGCCATAGCTTTGTGCATAGTAGATATGTCATCAAAATAAGAGTTTAAATCAATAT